CTCAGCGGTGATGTTAACAGTACCAGCGGCGACACCGGTAACCAGACCATTGGCATCAACAGTAGCAACGGCTTCATCGGAGCTTGTCCAAGTGGTGTCACCAGGGTCATTCTCCATCGAAGGGACGTAAGCGGCGGTGAGCTGAGTAGTCGCAGCAACAGCAACGGTTTTAGTACCAGAAACAGTCACTGACATGATTGCGTAGCTATTTTGCTTACCATTAACAGTGAACATCTTCCAATCTTCCTGAGTGCCTTCGTCCCAATTGAAACCAAGGGACTTGAACAGGAAGCCGTTAATTTCACCATCAGGCCAATTAACACGGATGTTGAACTCTTCACGGTTTTGAGCACGTAGGATGAACGCTTGTTGTAACACGTAATCATCATAGTATTCGTCACCGACTTCTTGTTTAGGGATGTACTGGACTTGAAGGTTCTTATCTTGAGCATCGGCAAGACCGTCAGAATACTTTTTCTTTTTGTCCTCAAGAGTGGTTTTCTCTTTAGGGTCAGCCTGGTCACCTAATGCACCCATAGCGGACACGCGTGGGATACGTTGCCAACCACCACCAGCCAACTCCATCTCAAGGGTCGTGCCAGCCTGTAAGATTACGTCGTCGTTCATAGTGAAAGTCCTATCTTAAAGTTATATCAACAAATGCCCTGACGACCGGTTGATCTTCAGTATCTTTCGGCTCAAGGTTAACTAGGTCAACAAAGACCCTCTGGAAACTATTATTACTCGTATTGTCAAGGGTTTCAAGTAAATCGATGATTTGTTGTCGCTGAGCTTTACCTGTGGCCACGACAGTAATACGCCACACCGACGTTCTACCGTACTTGACACCAGAGATGACACGATTACTCGGGTTAGCCACGTTATTGACCGCAACAGCGCTGTTCGGCTCTGACTCGGGAACCAAGCCGGAATAGACGTTATAAGTCGGTGACAGTAACGATTTAAGCATCGCTATGAGATCGAGTTCTACGCTCATAATGCAGTACCACTATATCTAACGAAGTTACCATTATCATCCAGTATCAACTGAGGTGAATCTATCATCCGCAGCACACTACCATTACCCTGTCTCTCTGCTATACTAATGATTTCTTCCAGTGAGACATGACGATTACTACCTCTCATCTGAACTCCCTCGTCGCTGTGATAATCATACCGTTATCATCTGTGCTATGGCGAATGTGACGGATCACATACTCATTACCTTTCCATTCAACGGTGTGGTTATTGTTAACTCGGTCGTCTGTCCATGACAATATTGTCAGTACTTCTGATGTAAGTTCAGTGTTGTATGACGCATTCTGGTCGCCAGACTTAACCTGTACCTCACAGAACATGTCCTGCACCACAACTACCGACGGTAACGGGTCACCGTAAGCATCGGAACCAGTGGGTGTGCTGAGGATATTCACCACATGGCGTAGTCGGTTGGCGCTGACCTTAAACGACATAATATTTGTCCTTATTCAGTAGTGCCAGTGATGCCATTGGAAACTTCTCAACGGTCATACCAAGGATATTGTCCTCACGGGTATTGTAGAACGTCGAGATCATCAGCTTAATGGCGTGTAACGTGCTGACAGGGATAGTACCGTCAGCATACCCAGCATTGAACTCAACAGTGATTTTGTCAAAGCTGGTGGACATATCAGTAATAATAACTTTCTCGGTGATAGGGTCGAAATCATATTCCGTGGTTTCTACATCATCGAGAAAAACCGAGGTGATAGTGGTCGGATTACCGAAAGGTAGCAATATTTCACCCTGGTAATCCTCGACCACACACTTCACTGTACCAGGTGAGAGTAGCTTACGGGTGTACTCCTGTGCCAGCAGTGAGCATACTTGAACCAACTCTGTGATGTAATCATCCTCAGCAGTGTGGGTTACACGGCATTGTTTCTTAGCATCAGCTAGTGAGATGATGTTCGTAAGAGGGTCCTGAGTGATGATTTTGCTATACACGACAATAACCTCGGGTTAATTAATACCCATAGTATCGCACAAAAAAAATACCCCAGCAATGCCAGGGTATTTCGGTATCAACGATTTAGCCGTTATGGGTTAGCGTCGTTTACAGTACAAGCTACCACAAGGATGGCATCAGAGTGTTGCATGATGGTGAACACTTCATGGTTGTGTTCAACATAGGTCACACCCTGAGTCTTATACGGGTTCAACTGCATGTAAGAGATGTCACCATTAGACATTGCAAACGCCTTACTCAAATCACCGAAGATGATTGGGGTAGAATTACTCGCAATATCTGGCATGGTGTCATCAAGCAACACAGGGAATCCTGCAATGGTATCGACACCACCTTCAATGTAGTTGCGCTTGAATACTGGTTGTAAATCAGCACCACGGATCTTAGCGAATACAGCACGAGTTTTGCGGTTCATCTTCCAACCAGCACCAGCGAGATACTTGGTAGGCAGAGTGGCAATTACATCTTCAACGAAGTCGATAACTGCTTGATCATCAGCACCAAGAGCACCATCGACACCAGTGCTGATTACAGGGAAGTAATCATGGTCACGAGCACTAGCACCCATTGAAGGCTTCCAGGATTCACCTGTTACATCAGTGATATCAACACGGGAGCTTGACAGGATACCGCGACCATTTTTGTCGGCACCGTTACCGAACATCACCTTAGCTGCAAAGGTAACTGCCAACTGGTCACCAAGTAAACGAACCAGGTCGGAATACACGTTGTAGGTGGTGCCATAGAACGCTTCATCAGTGATTGGAGCGTTAGCCATCAGCTTGATAACGTCTGCTTTAACTTCACCATAGGTTTGAGTTGCAGTGGCCGCAAAATCAGATCCAGGTACGCCTTCGATACCATCAGCAATGGCAGGATAGCTTTCGAGTACCAGCTCACGATAATCACGAGTTAGACCGTTACGCATCGCAATCTCGTTCAAGATTGGTGAATACTCACGAGCGTATTCAATCAGATCCATAGACAAGATTTCAGCAATTGCAGCAGCAGCAGTACCGGAACCGCCAGTACCAATGTTCAAGGTTTTTACTTCGGCTTCAATGGCAGCGCCAAAGTTTTTGAACTGGACAACGTTGGTTGCTTTGGCATCTTTGATGAAACTGTTGTAAGACTTACGAGCTAAGTCACGCAATGCCTTTTTCTGGTCTTCGTCAGTGATAGCCAGAATAGGTGACTTCATCTTAGAACGCAGGTCTGAAATTTCATCACGCAGTTCGTCGATGGTTTTAACATCAACGTGTTCTTGTTGTTGCAGTTCTTCGATTTTGTCAGTTAACGACTTAATCTCAGTACCGAGTCGTTGGTTCTCACCGTCTTGGGCTTCGAACTTTTCAGTGGCCTTCTGAAGAAGCGCCTTCAATTCTTCTAGGTCCATAATAGGACTCCTTATCAAAAATATTAGTTAAATGGTTGATTGATTGCGCTTATCCAAGCGTGGCTCACGTCTCCACGGTACGCCTGTTAAAAAGGTTACTTGAAAAGTGGACTTGATTCAAGTAACGCTTTAATTTCATCATTTTCCGTCACAGGATTATAATTTGCTGTAATTTTCTCAATGGTGTTTTTACTCAACCAAGGTACGGACTTCAGCAGTTCACGTAGATCGGCCTTATTGACAGTTTCACCGTCATGAACTTTCGACTTAATGGTTTCAAGTCGTGATTCTTCATTACAAGCGAAGGTTACCCATGACACTTCGAGAATATCTACTTCTTTCAAGTCGTTACATTTGAGTTCGTCGTTCCACTCACTGTCGAGAACACGATAACCAATGCTGAACGAGTCTAAAGCACCATCCATCGCCAGAGTCTTAATGTCTCGACCCATTGCAGTATCAGATAGACGACCTTTAAGAAACAACCCTTTTTCATCCTCGTTCATCTCAACCCATGCACCGACAGGTAAGTCCCACGGGTTATGCATCCAGAACATTTTAGGTTTTATACCTGCTTCACGATGCCGTTGAATGCTTTTACGGAAACAACCGTCAACAGTACGATCCTGAGCATGGTCGATGATGTTCTTAACATTACCATAACAGGTAAACTCACCCGTTGTTTCGTTTGTCACCTTGAAGTCGAGGACCCCAACGTGTAAAAATTTCTTATCCATTGTCATTGTCCTCACTGTTATTGGTGCGCCCATAAATTCGCTCTTGAATCTTATCAGCGTCAGCCCAACTACCAAACGTAAAGTTGTTACTATCTACTACGAAAACATCACCACCTTCAACCGGTTCACGACCAAGGTCTTTACGACCTTCATTGATGGTACACATACCCTTAGATATTTCATTACCTACAGCCTCAACAAGTCGCCAAGGTGAACCCTGGTAAAACATACGACGGTTGAACTCAACGTTATAATCAGTAGGTAGAAACCGGTTTATTTCCTGTTCTACTTTAACTAACACCGGGTTAATAGCCGAGGTCATGTAAGCCTCATCCAACTCAAACGGCTTAGATGGGTCCTTGGTGTCCCTGTAACCGACTCGATGTAATGGTACTCTTGTCATGCGACAAATACGTTCGATTGTGAATTGCTTGTGACCAAGTAATTCCTGTTCTTGACTACTTAACTGAAACCATACTGGTTCAAGCCCGTTCTCGAATATGGGGATGTTGGTAAACCCGTTAGGTCCGCGAGCAGCCTTGAAGTCATCCTTGAGGCGTTGTGCGGCGTTAGGGTCTGTGAACGCATTAGGTGTCTTTAACCCCATCTGTGAGGTTAAACCTTTCTCCTGTAAATTTTTATACGAATTATCCTGAGCAGCAGCTATTCCGAGTAAATTGGCACACTGTTGAATAGGGCTGATCGGGTCAACACCATTGGTTGAGAACAATGTAACCCTGAATAAATCACGGTCACTCACTGCCACCTGTGAACGACCATCGTTTGTGGTGTATGTCCAATATACGTTGCCATTCAAATCCATATCTGGTCGTACAGACCATTGGTTATAAAAAGGTATGATTTCCATCGGTGTACCACGGTCATTACGCATGACTAACGCATAGAAAGCCCCTCGACGTTCAAGCGATACCGCCATCATCTCTAAAAACGAGGTCATTGTCATGAAATCATTAGGTCTACGAGTAAATATGTCGAGATAACGACCTTGTGTGACTTCCTCACGTGGATTGTTTCTAGATTGCTGGTAAAGTCTAAGTGGGAGTGAACCAATGGTTTCAGCCTTATCACGCAAACATGAATAATAAGCCTCGACTTTCATTGCTGCATCTGGTGAAACGACACCGCCGACACCGAATACAGCGTTAACAGTATCGACAGTATAGAGTGATTTACTATCGGTGTCTGGGACGTCGTTTGTAGTGTCAACGGTGTCGGGGACGTCACTATTCGACTTAAACCAGGTAAGCGGATTTAGTTTCATATTGTCAGCAATCCCCGTTCTTCATAGACGTTACGCTCGGCCTTGATCAAAGTGGCACCGGACAAGCCGATGATGGTGGCTATCAGGGGGTCGATCTTGTCAATTTTATCGTTCTCCCTGTACACCTTCATGTTGTTTTCCATAGATAGCCGCATCATAGCACATTCACAAGCATACTCAAATAACACACTGTCAAACCTAAGT